CAGCAAAATAGTTTTCTGCTGTTCCGTTTGCATAAAAATTGTATCTGTTAGTTCCAGACGCAATGTTTCCATAAAAGGCGTAGTTGTTTGTAGCGCCAGTCAGAGTTGATCCGGCAATAAACCCATACTGGTTAGTGACTGCCGACGTGCTTCCGATAGTGCTTTGAAATGCCTCAAAATGTCTAATGCTCGATAAAGTGAAGGCCGAAGCAGCAGTTGCTGGAGCAGAAAAATATCCATAATACGCGCCAGTAACATCAGATTGAACAGTGTTTTCTAATGAAGTGCCGTAAACTGTTGTTGCACCAGTTGCATTTTTTACTATCCGAAGGTTGTATCCTGCAAGGCTTGAAGTACCAATTCCCATGCTACCAGATGCTGTAAACGAAAATCTGTTTGTCCAAGCCGTACTACCCGAAACGGAATAAGTCCAAAGATTTAATGTTGAGCCTGCGGCAGATTGTTGCCAAGCAAATGCTTCGTTGTTTGCGGCGTTGCCTTGATAATAAGAAACACCTGTTGCTGTAAGAGTATCTGAACCATTTTGAAGCGTTCGATATGTGCCAACAATATCCAACTTGGTTCCCGGCGAACTCGTCCCAATCCCCACATTACCGGAGGAGTCGATACGCATGCGTTCAGAGCCATTAGTACTGAACGTAGTTACGTTTGCTCCGGTTGCAGACAAAGCAAGCGTTCCGGCATTAGTGACTGATGGCGTAGTAACAGAAGTAGATGCGGATACCGTAGTAAACGCACCGGTAGTCGGAGTCGTTGCGCCTACCGTTCCGTTGATGTTGATTGAGGCGGTGCCGGTAAAGTTGGTGACCGTACAAGAAGCGGGTGTTCCCAACGCAGTTGCGTTACCAGAAGCATCCAAATTAACCGACTTACCCGCCGGGTAGACTACGAATACGTCCTTGGTGCCAGCACTGAAGGTAACTGCCGAGCCCGAGTTAGAAGAGGCAAGGATGGTGTCGCGGGACAGGGTTGTGCCGGAGGCCGTGTAGGTGCCGATGCCGACTTCCCATTCAGTCGTGCCCTGACCGGCGATGCAATAGTAGGTGGTATTGGCGTTGCCAATAGCCGAGAAAGACTGATACCCGATAGACGCACCGGCAAGCGTGATCGTGCCAGTGCCCGTGGTCGTGGTGGTCTCTTTTACGCGATCTTTAAGTACCAATGCCATATTATTTCACCGTAGGTATGATCTGCCAGTCAGTCGGAGCCTCACCGGTAATTTCCGTCCAACCCGGATTCGTATTCGCGGTAATAGACGCCCAATTCGGGTTGGTATTTGCGCTGATAGATGACCAGTTTGGGTCGGTATTTGCACCAACAGCCGCCCAATTCGCATTCTGTGTGTCGTCGATCAGGTTCCATAAGAACGCCCCGAGTATGATATCAGTTCCTGCTGCGACCTCGGCTATCCCAGAGTAAAACACCGCAGATGCGCGAACTGTGTCCGAACCCTGAACCTGCTCACTGATACTGGCCGGGAACCGTACATACCCAACCGAAGAATCACTCCCGGTAACAGCTTCTGACAACGACGCCGGAAACACCGCCCTGCCCAATACTGAGTCCGATCCGGTGGCCGTCTCTGATACGTTACCAAAGAACACAAACGAAGAAATCAGACTGTCCGCACCGGTCGCGGTCTCTGATACAAGCGGGGTAAACACCGCCAAGCTGCTCACAGAATCACTGCCGGTTACCGCCTCAGAAATACTACCCGGGAACGTGATGTACCCAACACTTGCATCACTGCCGGTCGCCAGCTCGGAGAGCGAAGAGAGAAATACCGCCCTGCCTAATATCGAATCCGAACCAGTAGACAGCTCGGAAATAGAACCATTGAAAATAGCCTTGCTGCTTACCGAATCAGTCCCCGTGGCGAGCTCTGAAAGAGCAGAAGCAAAAATAGCTCTACTCGATACCGCATCACTGCCAACAGCCGTCTCGCTTGTTGCGGAGAAATACTCGACCCCGGAGAACGAGGAAAAGGGTGCCCCTGAGAATGTGGCAAGGCCAAACACCCTATTTATCCCCTATTCGATAAATTAAGCAGCGTCGAGACTGAACGTATAGGTCACATTCAGCGTGTCGCCGGAAACCACCGAACGATCGCCGGGCGAGCTAAAATCCGAAGCCGAGAACAGCGTGCCTGTGGAACCGCCCTTGGTGCTGTTGCTGACCAAAAATGCACCACCAACCGTTGACGTAGCGTTGATGTTGAACGACGCCGGAGAGGCCGAGTTGGTGGCAACCGACGGATCAGCAGTAGTCGGGGTGGCGAAAGAGCAAGTGGGGCGGGTGGCGTTGCTGTACGGCGTTACTTCCGTCCAACCAGCATGCGAGGACATCGTATCACCAGCAGCCGGGGTGTTGGAAGCGCCCGCGCCGTAGAGGCCCAGATACCAAGTCGTATTAACCGTGCCGCCAGTAAGCGCGGCGGCGTTCATATATTGCAGTCCTTGATTAACAACAAGGTTGTGCTCCTCGGCAACCCACTTCAGGTTCCCATCTTTATCGAAGCACTCCATGCGGTAAACACCGCCAGCCTTTGACCTTACATCCATGTTTTACTCCTTATCCTAGCCTGATAATGGCTGATGTACTTGAAGCCGTTGGGAACTCCACAGTAAACGTCGTGGTTGAAGTTTTGTTGGAACCGAAATCCAGAACACATACTGCGGGATTGGTCGTGCCGTTGTACTTATAAATCAAAGCACCACGCGCCGTAATCGCACCAGACCACGACACATTTGAAAACGACCAATACGCAACAGCGCTCTCACCGGTCTGGGTGCCGATCGTCGGCACTTGGCTGATCGTCAGAGTTGAACCGCCAGCGGTATACCCAGCGTCTGCAACCTCACCAGTCGTCGTATAGCCAGTGGTATCTGCATCCAGCGTAGCCGTATTGGTATACAGCGCAATCTTGTATACGTCAGTTGTGCCTGTGTTGAAGTTAAAGCTCCCCGCAGGAAGCCCCGTCTTGAACGTATTGCACAGGTAGTTGCCGGTGAAGGCCATATCAGTTCACAGGAACGCGAGGCGTTCCACTCCGGTATTGATCCTGCTTCTCCATGCCATCGCCAAGGCGTTTGGCCAGCATCAGAGACTCCTGATACTTCTTCTCATAATTGGCGATCATGTCCGGTTCACCCTTCATGAACGTGTACGCCTCGACCAACGAGCCATACAACAGCACCGGATCGAAGTTCTCACTCAGCCACGTATAGCCACTAGCGGCGGTCGTGATCGATTCCGGATAATAGAAATAGTGCAGTTCCAGCGTATACAAATCATCCGGTGTCGGCCCAAGAATGAACGTCAGCTCCGTCTCATCCGTAGACACCGGGCCAAACAGAGCGTAGTACGCGGGCAACCCTGTGTCCGTGGGGGTAGGGTAGGCTTCGCGGATAAAGCTCACGTCTTTGTTCAACAGGTAGCTATATGCCCCGGTGCCGTTCACCACCGCCATCGAGTACACGGCGAGGAAGTCATTGGGGCAATTCAGGTATTTGTTATTGGCTGAAGTAGAGCCGGTAACATTTTTCCTGAGAGCAGGAAACAGCACCGTGTTGTAGATTCGCTGTTCGGCTTGGGTGATGAAGGTATTGATTTGCTCGGCGCTAGTAAGCGACACCGCTGCTCCGGTAGAGCCGGTGAACGTGGTGTTGGGGAAGTCATTTTCCAGATACCCCTTGATCGTTGTAAATAAAGTTTGGTATTGGATTTAACTCACCTCACAGAAAGTGTACAACTTAAACACTTTCCCCTTTCGTTGTATAGCCGTAGTAATCGCAGATCGGCAAGCACCAATCCATTCAGCGGCATGCTTCCTAGATAGAAATGTTACTTGCAGTTCCGGGCATAATACCGGTTTGTGCTTTTGAGCCGCAATTTTTTCTATAACTGCTTTTGAATGACTGCGACCCATACCGGCCGCACTAAGCCTCGCCCTGTGCGCAGGAGCTAAATTCGCGGAGCGTACAGCGGAGGCTATCCGCTGCCTAACCACAGGATTTGCCCACGCAGCCTTCATAGATGCCGATCTGTCTTTAACCAATTTTGGTTTTTTAACGTAGTTCGCCCATCGCTGGCCACCGTGCCTCAAACCGATTTCACGACATCTGTTGGCGTACTCATCTGTGGAGCAGCTTTCCTGAATAGCCCTAGTTACTTTATTACGGTATTCCGGATCGCTCCAACGTGCGCGCGTAGCTTCACGCAATTTTTCTTTGGTTGTCGCAGATACAACTCGACCGGGCACCCCAGCGCCACCAATAGTGCTGTTGTATACTGGCCGCAAGTCGTTTATAAAGTGCTTTTCAGCTTTGTTCAATGCGTCCCTGTCAAAAGCAATAAACACTTCACTAAATATAAATTGAGCAAAACCAAACTCCGCTAATGCTAACCCAAATTTGGTTTTTGGCTTTTTTGATGAAGCCTTATGCGCACTAACTCTATATGACAGCGGTTTTATAGTTTGACCAACGTAACAGTCCCCCGTCACCGTGTTACGGGCAACATAAACAGAACCGTGCCGTTTACAACCTTTTTTCATCAATCACCTCAAGCCATGGGGCCGCGAGCCATCGTGCCTTTGGTAGCTGCACCAGTACCCCGGACTTTAATGCCCGAAGTTTTTGGAGCCGGGTAGCCCTTGGAGCTGATGTTGCCCACCGACATGCGCATGTCGTTGATATAGCGCTCTGCGCCATTGTCTGTACCAACCTCAACCGCCGCAACCTTTTTAATCTTTTCCATTATTTGCTCCCTTGGTTACGAGCGCGGGCCAGATTGCGACCAACTTTCTTCATGTCCATCGAGGTCGGGCCACCCTTTTTGAAGGTCGGCTTCATGCCCGGGTGCATGCGCTGCTCGTGTTTCCGTACGGCTTTTTTCGCGTCCATTTACATCTCCTAAGTAACCGACACGGTAACCGTGCCTAACGAAAGGGTCATAGCCAGAAAGTTTGGCGTCAGACCGGAATCAGAGGCCCTAGCCCCACCCACGGGAGCCCACCCCCACTGAATTATACGGCTACCGCCCTCTGGCGTCCCGACATCTGATGGGGATAACTGTAGCCCACTGGTGCCTGACGTCCTGTAGCTCACGTCCGGGCGGGGGTTCCTAACAGCCCAAGCGTCCTCAACAGGGTATAAGCCAAGCGACAGCTGCGGCTGGTCGGGCTCCCAGCACTCCGGGCAGACCAAAATATTTACGTTCTTGGTCTTGATGACCAGCGATTTGAGCTGCTTTAACTTGAACCGGAACCCACAACGATCGCACTCAGCTATCGAGTTTTTGCCAGATGCAAATCTAGTAGCCATTATACGACCTCATAATGGTTCTTTTTGCGGACATTATCCAATGCCGGGATCACCTGCAGATTGCTCGGTACATGCAGCCCGGATACTAGTGCACCCTGCAGTGGAATTACATGGTCTACGTGCCACTGGAACCCCAGCATCTTGGTCCTCAAGGCAGCTAATTCGTAGGCTTCCCGCATCAACCACCGCTCTTCCGGGCCGATCCAGCAAGGTACTCGCAACAATTTGGCGGCTTTTCGCCGCGCAACCGCCTCGTTAACCACTAACCGGCGGCGTTTGGAATACTCAGCTTTGCGCTGTTTTATTAGTTCGGGATTTGCGACTCTAAATTCCGCAGCTGCTGCCCTATCTTTGGCCCGCACTGACTCTATGTTAGCGACTCTATGCCGCAAAGCCTTAGCTCGTAAAACATTCGGGTGCTTCTCTGCATATCTTTTGTGCTGCTCAGCAACTTTGTCCGGATTAGCTTCACGCCATGCTTTAACACGAGCATACGCCTCGGCTCTGTGCGCCTCACGATACGCTTTGTCGTACTGTCGGCGTTTTTCTGGGTCTTTGATGGGCACGGGGGCTCCTTACCCGCCTATGAACTGCTGGCGAGGCACAAACCGGATGGGAGCCGTCTCCCGGTCCTCCTCCGCAGCCAGCTGATACTGCTGCTCGTAGTCCATCTTGAGCTCCATACGGCGCTGCGGGTCCACGTTGGGAATCTTCATGGACAGGTAGTAGGCCAGCCCAGCCACCATGGGCGGCAGGAACCGGAAGGGGATATCTTGGCCGTTGATACCGTTACCGGCATCCTGAATGCGCCGCAGCCGCCAGTACACGAACGTGTAGGTCTGGGAGTTATCCGGTTTCGGCCAGATGTGAATTTGGGGGTAGACCACGGTGTTGCTGGAGTCCGTGGCACCGGTCTTGCGCTGGAACCACACCTGAATCGGGCGACCCGTGGCGTTCTTGTTCGGGATCATGGCGTAGGTCGGCATGCTGATCCGGGAGATGTTGATGTCCTGCTGATTCACCCCCGTACCCGTCCGAATCACATGGTCTAGCAAATCGATCGTATTGACCGGCATGTCGTAGTCTGCCACGTTGTAGGTCAGCACTTGGGTGCCCTGCTCAATAGTCCACAGGTTGGTCCCACGGTTCGCCCACTCGATCGTCAGCAGGTTAAGCGACCGCCGCGCCGTGCGCAGGTCATAGCCCGAACGCAGTTCAGCCCCGCAGCGCTCAAACGCCTCTTCCACAAGGCTGTTGAGGTCAAGGTTGAAGTCGGT